CAGGTCAAAGCGTTTCTATCGCAGGCGGTTGATATGTTCCGCGTGCCGTATGGCAAGGCCACTGAAGCATTCCCAAGGCGTGGCATCATCGTCGGTACAACTAACCGCACGACCGGCTTTTTGGTGGATGAAACTGGCAACCGCCGGTTCTGGGTTATACCCACCACTAGGACCCAAGCAGACCAGATTGACACCGCCGCGCTATTGCTAGAGCGCGACGCAATATGGTCTGCTGCTGTTGCTGCATACCGTGCAGGTGAGACCAGCAGACTGCCAATGCAGTACGAGGTGAAACTATCCGAGGAGAACGAATCGTATGTGGTCGATAACCCGTGGCAAGCGGAAATTGAGACTTGGCTACGCAAGCATGGGGAGATTGATTTGACCACTGAAAAGTTGCTTACTGAGGCCATTAAGAAGCCAGTAGAACGGCAGACCAAGGCGGACCAGATGCAGGTCGCGGATGTGCTGAAGCGGCTCGGGTACAAGCGGTACCGCAGCGGCAAAGGGTCAAGCAGGGCGTACGTCTACCGGAAGTAGTACCCCACCTAGGTAGGACGGGTACCCCACCTCGAAATCGCCCAGATGCGCTGCGCTGCAGGCGATGTCGGGGAGGTGCCCCACCTGTCCCACGTCCCACCTCGGTCTCAAACTTCCCTACGTTCCCCTTTGTGTCCCTCTATTCCTTTATTTGTTTTGATATAAGTGGGGTTAGGTAGGGTACGTGGGGAACTCCCGCTCTGTGACTGGGTTTTGCCGGTACCCCACCTCGTCCCACCTTGCAGGTAGGTGGGGAACTGCCTTACGGTGACTGGATGAAAGAAGTCAAAGTCCGTTTTGAGCCTGCAGACCTGCTGGCGCTCGACCAGCAGGCCGCAGCGGCAGGCGTCAGCCGCGCGGAGTTGATCCGTAGCCGGGCGCTTGTTGCGAATTGCGACATGGGGCTTACCGTGGCGCGTTATCACCGGCTAGTGTCTGACGCGCTAGCCAATGTGCGCGGGGACATCCCACGCCGCATGGTTGAGCAACTTGTTGCTTATGTCATCACATGGATCTCATCAACATCGCAGCCAAGCAGCAACCCGTGATCAACCGGCTCCATGACACCATGGAGCACGCGCTTGCGTATGCCGCTGCCATCCGCGACAATGCCCAAGATGATCAGCAGCCAATCCCGGCTGAACTGGTCGCATCCTTTGCAGCCGATTACGACCGGTTGATTGAAATTCTCACCACCGCCGCCACATGAAACTCATTACCACGCAGGCTGACCTCAGCCATGCGCTACGCACCATTGCCCCAGCGATCAGCACCAGCAACAGCCACCCGATCCTGAGCTGCTGCCTGATTGCTGCTGATGGCGCAACCATGACCGTTACCGGCTTCAACCTTGAACTCGGCATCACGGTCACTGTCCCCGCAGCCGTGGACACTGCTGGCACCGTGGTGCTGCCGTATCGGCTGCTGGCAGGCCTTGTGAGCCGCATGGACGACGGCGAGCCTGTGACGCTCTCAGACGGCGCTGTGAGCGCCTCCAGCGGCTCTTACGGGCTTGCGGTGCAGGATGCAGCGGATTACCCCGCCATGCCCGTTGTGGAGGCTCCTAGCGCTGAGCTGGACCTGACCGCTGGTGTGCGCGCCTGTATGGCAGCCGTCAGCACCGACGCTAGTAAGCAGATCCTGCAGGGCATCCACATGGCAGGCGGCTACATGGAAGCCACCGACGGCCACCGCATGATGCGCGTGCCCCTACCGCTGCCTGATGGCATCGACCTGGTGCTACCCGCCAGCACGATGAAGCTGCTGCAAGACCGCACCGTCACCGTGGCAGCAGCAACAGGTCAGGCAGTCATCGACGCAGGCGACGGCATCACCATCTACAGCCGCATCCTTGATGGCAAATACCCTGACGTCGCAGCGCTGGTGCCCGCCAGCTTTGAGCACACCATCACCCTTGACCGGCACCGCTTTACCCGTTGCCTAGAGCGCGTTGCTCTGATCGCAGAGGCACACAACTCCTTCGTCAAGTTGGCTGCCACCGCTGGTGCATTGGCCATCACCGCTCAAGCCGATGCCAACAACGGCAAGGAGCTGATCACTTACGAAGGCACCGCCACCGGTACCTGGGCGTTCAACGTGCATTACTTGCTTGATGGCCTTAAAGCCATGCGCCAAGCGGAGACTGTTACACTGTCGGCCAATAGTGCAACAACGCCGGTCGTGCTAAGGCCGACTAGCATGACAGAGCAGACGTATCTCATCATGCCAATCCAACTCCGGGGGTAATACAAATGGCGCGCAAAAGCACCAACGTAGAGATTGATCAACGGATAAATACCGTTTACGATCTTCTTTTGCGCGCTTACAATAGAACCCAAATTGTTCGCTATGCTGCGGAAAATTGGGATGTTAGTGAACGTCAAGCGGAAACATATATTGCAAGGGCTAGAGATTTGCAGAAACTTGATGCCGAGCTAGAAAGGCCGCAGTGGTTAGTTGCCGCTATTGCGCGGTTGCAAGAGTATGAGCGCGAAGCGCACACCAAAGGCAATCTTGGCATTGCTATCAAGGCTCTTGAAGACCAAGCCCGGCTGCTGCGGTTTGAGATGAGCTAGTTAACCTGCCTGTATCGCAGCACTAGCTATGGCACGCAAGTACGCACGAGATAACCGAGGCAGGTTTGCTCCAAAGGGTGCAGGCGCCACTGCTCGTGGCGGACGGCTTAAGACTGCCAGCGGCAAGAAGCGTGCAACGCAGACCATGCAGGCATCGGCCGCACCTAAGGGCACAATCGGTAAACCGAAGGGGCTGAAGCCAGGGGCGATTAAGGCAAAAGCTGCTAGCAAGCCCGCTGCAACGACATCAAAACTCGGAGCACGCCTAAATCCTGCCAAGAAAGCCGATCGTCGTGCAAAGCAAGATTTTAATAAGGCTTACAATCGTGAAAATAGAATTAGAGCATCTTTGTTTTCAGGAAACAAAACACAAGCGCAAAAAGAAGCCATAACTAAGGAGCTTAACAGAGCGAGCAATCTTACTGCATCAAAGCTGCAGCAAAGAAGAGAGGTTAGAGCGCAGTTTCCAGTTCAAGCTAAAGACAAGTTATTAAAAGCCTCTAAGGCGCCTATGTCCGGCGCAATTAGCAAAAACAAAGATGTTAGAAACACTGTCAACCGCAAAGCTGCATTTGTCCGCCGAGTCAACAGAGCTGGCGCGCTGCCTTCGAATAATCAAGGTAGGAAAGGGCGTCAAACAGCAAGAACTCGCGCAAAGGCACTTGCTACTTATCAAGGTGCCCGCCGCCCAGAGATTTCTGATGCGACTGTTGGGTTTTTGAGTAGTGCTCGTAGGTCTCCCGCATTCAAGCCCATGGCTTCTCGCCTGGCCGCTCCATCGAAAGCAGCTCAACGCTCTGGTAAGGCGCTAGCAAATAAAGCTGCTGGTACCGCAAGAGATAAGTTCGGCCGTCGAACTATGAACCCTGCAAAAGGGACTAAAAAAGCACGCACGGCAACCAGGGCGCTTGAGTTTTACAAGAATCCAAAAGCAACGGCAGAAAAAGTTTTGCAAAACCAAGGAAAAGCCGGAAAGCGTACGCGAGGCTTCCGCTTACCTCGTGGGATGCGCTAAGCTCCAACCGACACCACGTCACACCATGGAAGACTTCCTTGCTGCAGTCGCTCAGGCGATGAATGACTCTGAGCTGTCAGCCGCTGAACTGATCGGCTGCCTTGAGATTGTTAAGGCTGAGCTGCTGGAAACTATTTTCGACGACGCTGATGAAGCCTGAAGTTACCGCTGTCGGTAGGTTGCTTAAACCCAAAGGCGACGAGCCGCGCATCCTGCATCGCATTGCTGTTAAGCCTGACGGCAGCGCCAAGACAACTGTCCGCAAGGTTTTGTGAGCATCGTCAGCGGCATCTGCGAACCAGTGCCGCTGCTTGCGTTCATGCAGCAGCAGACGCCAGAGGACACAGGCGATCTGGTTGCCCGTATCCGCAACGACCTACACCCTGGGCAGCTTGCGTTTGTGGATGACACAGCAACGCAGATCCTTGGTATCAGCGCGGGCTACGGCGCTGGCAAGACCAGGGCGCTGTGCGCTAAAGCGGTGATGTTGGCGGCAGTAAACCAGGGCTTTATCGGCTGCGTCATGGAGCCGACAGGTCCGCTGATCCGGGATATTTGGCAAACGGACTTTGAAGCGTTTCTAGAGGCGTATGACATCCCGTACACGTTCAGGGCTAGCCCACTGCCTGAGTACATGCTGCACCTGCCGGGCGGTGATACAAAAATCCTGTGCCGCAGCTTTGAAAACTGGAGCCGCATTATCGGCTTGAACCTCGCCTGGGTGTTGGCGGATGAGATCGACACCGTGACGCCAAGCATTGCCAATAAGGCATTCCCAAAGATCCTTGGCCGTTTGCGGTCCGGCAATGTCCGGCAGTTTGGCGCTGCATCGACGCCAGAGGGGTTCCGCTGGATGTGGAACACATTCGGCAGCGACGAGGCTAAGCAGCGGCCAGACCGGCATCTAATCAAGATGCGCACGGCGGACAACCCGCACCTACCGCCGGACTTCATCGAGCGGCTGGAAGCCAATTACGATCCCAGCCTGCTGCGGGCGTACCTCGACGGCGAATTCGTCAACCTGACAACCGGGCAGGTGTATGACAGGTTCGACCGGGCCAAGCATGTCACCGCCACAGTGCCGGACATCAGCCGCGAGCCAATCAGGGTTGGCATTGACTTCAACGTGGGCAACATGTCCGCTGTGATCGCTGTCCGACTTGGCAGTGGCCTGCTAGTCATCGATGAGATTGCAGGCGCCCATGACACCGACGCCTTGGCGCAAGAGATCCGCAGGCGGCACCCACAGCAGCAGGTGTACATCTACCCAGACGCCAGCGGTGGCAGCCGCAGCACCAACGCCAGCCAGACCGACATTCAGATTCTTGAGTCCTACGGCATGTCGAACCAGTCACCACGCAGCAACCCTCCCGTCCGTGATCGGGTGGCTGCCGTTCAAGCTCTGCTGGAAAACGGCAAAGGGCAAGTCAGGTTGCAGGTCGTGCAGCACTGCAAGCGTGTCATCGAGTGCCTGGAGCTGCAGTGCTACACCGACAAAGGCGAGCCGGACAAGGATGCTGGCTTTGACCACATGAACGACGCGCTTGGGTACCTGGTCTGGCGTGAGTTCAACCCGCTACACGCTGGCGCTGGCCGAGGCACAGGCGTCAGGCTCTACTAGGGTTGACCACGGCGGCGCTAGGTGGTATCTTGTGCTCACGGCCGACGAGGCCGACCCTTTACCATTCCAACCATGATCAACAATCGTTTCATAAACGCCGTTGCAGCCATCGTGCTGCTGGCAATGGTGTACGTCGCTGGTCAGGACAGCGGCTACAAGGCACACCACAACCACCCCGCGTGCCATCAGAACCTGAAACCTTAGACTGACGGCACTGTTAATGGCGGTGCCGCTGTGTATACCGGCTTCAATTTTTATGACCGGCCGCTAGCGCAGCGCACCGTCTCAAAAGTCAATGACCCCAATACGTCTTGGTACGCCCAAGAGCCGCATTGGATCCTGATTGAAGACCTGCTACAAGGCACCTATGGGATGCGTAAAAAGCATCGCCGGTACCTGCCGCAAGAACCACGCGAGCTGGACGAGTCCTACGACAACCGCCTAGCCCGTAGCGTATGCCCGCCGTACTACATCCGTCTTGAGCGGATGCTGGCCGGGATGCTGACCCGCAAACCAGTCAGGCTGGATGACACCGCCGACGTGATCCGCGAGCAACTGTTCGACGTAGACCTGCAAGGCAATGACCTCAATGTTTGGACCTATGAAGCAGCGCGCAAAATGGTCAGGTATGGCCACATTGGTACATTGGTGGATGCACCTGCTAATGGGGGTAGACCCTATTGGGTGACCTACACACCCCGGCAGATCCTTGGCTGGCGCACCGAGACGCAAGAAGGCAGGCAGGTGCTGACCCAGTTGCGGCTGGCTGAGGTGGTCACAGTGCCAGATGGCGACTTTAACGAGAAGGCAGTCCAGCAGATCCGTGTCTTGACGCCTGGTGAGTACCGCATCCACCGCAAACAAGACAGCGGTGAGTTCACCGTCGTCGATGAAGGCCGCACCAGCCTTAGCCAGATCCCGTTCAGCATCGCCTATGCGCAGCGGCATGGCTTCATGGAGTCACGCCCACCACTTGAGGACATCGCCGAGCTGAACCTGAAGACCTACCAGGTGCAGTCGGACCTTGACAACCAACTGCACATTTCAGCCGTGCCGATGCTGGCGTTTTATGGCTTCCCGTCCAGCGCCGAAGAGGTATCAGCAGGGCCTGGCGAGGCGATTGCATTCCCAGCCGAAGGCCGCGCCGAGTACATCGAGCCTGCTGGCCGTAGCTTTGAAGCGCAGTTCCGCAGGCTTGAGCAGCTTGCGTTGCAGATCAACGAGCTAGGCCTGTCGGCCGTGCTGGGCCAGAAGCTAAGCGCCGAGACCGCCGAGGCTAAGCGCATCGACCGCAGCCAAGGCGACAGCACCATGATGGTGATTGCGCAGAATATGCAGGACATGATCGACAACTGCCTGCAGTGGCACGCGCAATATCTCGGCAATGCAACCGCTGCCGGTAGCGCTTACGTCAACCGCGATTTCCTTGGCGCACGCCTTGAGCCGCAGGACATCCAGGCTCTGCTGTCGTTGTACACCGCTGGCACCATCAGCCAAGAAACGCTGCTGACCGAACTTGCCGAAGGCGATGTGCTGGGCGATAACTTTGATGTAGACGAGGAGCTGGAGGCCACATCCAATGCGGGGCTTGATCTACCGTCTGCTGGACAAGCTGACAGACTGGCTAGTGGACCTGATGATCTGGATGGAGCCGAAGAAGCCCAGGAAGCAGGAGCTTGATTACACCATGTGCAAACTGCCAGATGAAGTGCTGGCGGTGATACGACTGACGTGGTACAAAGACGGCAAAGCCGATGAAGTGGACGAGCTGCGCATTATGGAAGACGGCCAGAACGGTTACGACGCCTTCGCTGCAGCGGTGCAGGGTGCATTAAAGCGCGGCGCTAATGTCAGCATCCGGTCGCAATACAAACCTGACCAGTTAGGCATTGTCTGATGGAAGCGTTATACCGCAATGCCATTGACCTGAACCGCTTTAGCAATAGCGTTGCGCGGCGGATCATCAATGCTTACAACGACATCATCATCGATAGCGTTAACCAACTGCGCACGATCGACGACCTAGCCGCACCGGTCAAGGCTGCAAGGTTGCGTGGCATTTTGGCGCAACTAAAGGACTCGCTTGCAACCTGGGCAGGTGATGCAACGGAGATCACAGCCACCGAGCTGCAGGGCATCGCTGAGCTGCAGTCTGAGTTCGTGGCAGATCAGCTACGCAAGGCGCTACCGGCTGGCGCTCGTGACGCCGTAAACACCGTAGAGATCAGCCCGCAATTTGCGCAGTCTGTGGTCACGACCGACCCGACACAGCTCAACGTGGTCGCGCTAAGCGATGACCTGTTCAAGTCGGTCTATGGCGCAGAGGCCCTAGCGCAGCAGGCCGGCACTGGCGTATTCAATCTGACCGCTGCCAAGGGCGCAACAATCACGCTGCCCAATGGCGAGACAGTTACCAAGGCATTCAGGGGCATCGCCGTCGATCAGGCAGAGCGGTTCTCGCAAGTGGTGCGGCAAGGGCTGCTGACCGGCGAACCCACGCCTGCCATTGCAAAGCGGTTGATCGGCAACCTTGAGTTTGGCGAGCGTGCACGTAACGTGCGGCAGCTTGTCGCAGCAGGGGGTCAAGCCACAGCAGTGGCCGACAATCAGATCGTCACTCTGGTGCGCACCAGCATTAACCAAGTGGCCAACAGCGCCAGCCAGCAGGTGTATGAGGCTAATCAAGACATCACCAAGAAATACAGGTACGTCGCCACGCTCGACACGCGCACCAGCGCAATCTGCCGGGCGTTGGACGGCAAGACGTTTGAATACGGCAAAGGCCCGACACCACCGCAGCACTTCAACTGCCGCAGCACGACCATTCCGGTCATTGACTACGACGAGCTAGGTTTCACGCCGCCACCAGCAGGCACCCGTGCTAGCCAGGGGGGACAGGTGCCTGCGAATGAATCCTACGGGCAGTGGCTGGCTAAGCAAGACCTGCCGACTAAGGCAAAAGCGCTTGGCGCTGGCAAGGTTGCCTACTTTGACAAGCTGTCAGAAAAGTACGGACCGCAGAACGCGCTAGCCAAGCTGGTGCGTGATGACGGGTCAGAGCTAACCTTGGAGCATCTCCGCGCTAGGTACGGTGCCCCTGAAAAAAGGTAGTTCACAGAAGACCATCTCGGCCAACATCAAGGCTGAGATGAAAGCAGGCAAACCGCAAAAGCAAGCCATTGCCATTGCGCTGTCCAAAGCTGGCAAGTCCCGCAAGCCAAAGGGCAAGAAGTGATGGCAAAGAAACCTGGCCTTTATGCCAATATCCGCGCCAAGCGCGAGCGGATTGAATCTGGCAGCGACGAACGCATGGCGCGCAAGGGCGAGAAGGGCCGTCCAACGGCTGCCGCATTTAAGGCAGCCGCTAAGACTGCCAAAAAGCGAAAACCAAAGCGATGATCACCTATCGCGGCGAGCAGTTCGAGGGTTACAACAAACCCAAGCGCACGCCAAACCATCCGACCAAATCCCATGCGGTGCTGGCCAAAGAAGGTGACACCGTCAAGCTGATCAGGTTCGGTCAGCAGGGCGTGTCTGGCTCACCAGCACGAAAAGGAGAATCGGCAGCAGACAAAGCAAGACGGGCATCATTTAAGGCACGCCATGCGGCCAATATCGCCAAGGGTAAGCTCAGTGCTGCGTTCTGGGCGGATAAGGCGAAATGGTGACACGCTCCTGCGCGTGAATCCAATCCTTCAGCTCAGCCACATACCACCGCAGGTCTTGCGCCTTGGCGGCGTGCCATCCGTTGCCGGTGCTGCGGTACAGCTCCTCATGCCGGTCCACTGCATCAAGGCACTGCTTAATCAGCGGGTTCCACGGTTCCCGCACAGGTGTGTCCCATTCACGCTTTGACACGATCACACCGCGCCATTACGATGGCAGCGTAATTAAGCCTGCGGCTTATCCATGTCTGATGAAACACAAACCCCAGAGCCTGCGGCTACTGAGGTTGACTTGCAACGCAGTGTTGAGGCACTGGAGCGCAAAAACCAAGAGCTGATTGCTGAGCTGCGCGCAGCAAAATCCAAAGCACCCAAGCTGCCTGATGGCGTCAATGTCGATGAGCTGCTGGAGTTCAAAAGGAACCATGAACAGCAGCAGCTCGAATCTCAAGGCAAATACCAAGAGGCACGGCAAGCCCTAGAGGTGCAGTTCCGCGAGGCGACAGCAGAAAAGGACAAGCGCATTGCAGAGCTTGAATCACGCGTGCGTGAGCTGGAACTTGTCACACCAGCGGTAACGGCATTGGCCGACATCGTGCACGACCCGGACATGGTGCTAAAGACCAAGCTGAGCGCCGATCAGATCGAGCGCGACCCTGATGGCACTGTCGTCGTGGTCGATGGCTACCAGCGCACACCCGTTAGCGAATGGGCCAAGACGCTGCCAAGCTGGATGCAGAAGCAACCCAAACCGCAGGGCAGCGGTGCACCATCAGCAGGCGCTAGCACTGGAGGAATCCCTGCCGGGATGACCAATCCGTTCAACAGGGATACATTCAACTTGACCGAACAGGCACGGCTGTTTCGTACAGACCGTGACCTGTATGACCGCATGAAAGCAACAGCCAACCGCTAAGCTATTTGCAACCGGCTGCGCTGGTGCATTGGGCTGCGCCCACACCGTAAACCATTCCCCCGAGATGAATCATGGCGACCCTTCGCTCTGACATCATCATCCCAGAGGTATTTACGCCTTACGTCATTGAGCAGACCACCCAGCGCGATGCCTTCCTGGCTTCCGGTGTGGTGCAACCTCTGGCGGAGCTGAATGCTCAAGAGGGTGGTGACTTTATCAATGTCCCTTTTTGGAAAGCCAACCTGTCCGGCGACTTCGAAGTGCTGACCGACAGCACCTCGCTGACCCCCGGCAAAATCACCGCTGATAAGCAAGTCGGCGTGATCCTGCACCGTGGCCGCGCCTTTGAGGCCCGCGACCTCGCAGCACTTGCTGCTGGCGCTGACCCCATGGCTGCTATTGGCGCCAAGATCGCTGATTACGTTGCTAACCAGCGTCAAAAGGACCTGCTGTCCTGCCTGGCCGGTGTGTTCGGTAGTCTGGGTTCTACCTCCAGTTCTGCTGCTTTCTTTGGCCTGACCATTGACGGCGAGTCTGGCGACACCCCCACCACGCTGAGCCCCCGCCACGTTGCCGAAGCCCGCAGCCTGCTGGGCGACCAAGGCGATAAACTGGCTGCTGTGTGTATGCACTCCAAGGTCTACTACGACCTGGTTGAGCGTCGCGCTATTGATTACGTGACCGAGACCGACGCACGTCTGACCTCCAGCGTCACCGACTTCGTAGGCGGCAGCATTGCTGGCGCTTACGGCAATCCCACAGTCCCCACCTACATGGGCCTGCGAGTTTTGGTTTCGGATGATGTCCAAACCGACGGCAGCGGCAGCTCGACCGAGTACGCCACCTACTTCTTCACCCAAGGAGCAGTGGCCAGCGGTGAGCAGCTCGCAATGCAGACCGAAACAGACCGTGACATCCTTGCCAAGAGCGATGCCATGTCGATCGACCTGCACTACTGCTACCACCCCGTTGGTGCTAAGTGGGGCGTGACCACGGTCAACCCGACCCGCGCTCAACTGGAAACCGTCGGCAACTGGTCGAAGGTGTACGAGCTGAAGAACCTCGGCATCGTGCGCGCCACCAACACCTCCAACTTTGATTGAGGTAACTAACCATGGCACAACCTTCCCAGTTTGAACTGTCCACCGAGCAGTACATCGTTGCTACCCACTACATCGCCTCTTCGGTGGCCGATGTGCAGTTCTTCACCGCTCCGGTGAAGTGCGAAGTGGTTGGCATCCGCGAGGTGCACGCCACCGCCGGCAGTGACGGCTCTGCTGTTTCTGGCACGATCCGTCGTTGCCAAGGCACCGAGGCTGCCACTGCTGGTGATGACCTGCTCGGTTCCACCAAGATCGACTTCAAGGGCACTGCTCTGACTGAGCAGAAGTTCGATGCTGCCGATTCTGGTGAACTGACCAGCACCACCGCCAACCTGACCTTGGAGGCTGGCGATCGTCTGTCTCTGGACGTTACCGGCACCACCACTGCTCTGGCTGGTGTGATCATCACCGTGCTGCTTGAGCGCGTCTGATGGGGCTGTTCGCTTTCCGGCGACTGCGTGATCGTGAGGCTGCCTCTGCGGAGGTGGCCTCTCTTTCTATGCCAGAGCCTAAACTAGACATACCGGAGCCTGACGATGGCAATCACAATCGTGGCCACGCCAGGCGCGGCCGACGCAAACAGTTACCTAACGCTGGCAGCAGCGCAAGCGATCATTGATGGTTTTGTGCAGGATGCTGATGTCACGGCATGGGCATCAGCCACGACTGACCAGAAGAACCGAGCGCTGTTTACCGCAACGCAACGGCTAGACCGCGAGCGGTTCCTTGGTGCACGAGCGACCGATACGCAGGCGCTGCAGTGGCCGCGTACTGGTGTGCGCAAGCCTGACACCTATATCAACACCTATGCGGTTGGCTTTCCGTTCCGCATCACGACGGATTACTTTACTGACACCGAGATCCCAACGCAGGTGCAATATGCGCAAGTAGTGCTGGCAACGTACCTGCACAACAACCCAGACGGGCTCGGCCTGAGCGGGCTGGAAGACTACAAAAACGTAAAGATCGGCAGCCTTGACGTGACGCCAAATCTCGGCTACGGCGCCGTTGGTGCGGACAAGGTGCCGCCGATTATGGAGCGTTATCTAACTGGCCTTAGAATCAGTGGACCGGGCAACGTCGCTATCCGCAGGAGCTGATCATGGACGACTACAGCATTGGCTTTGAGTACATCAGCGACACGGCTGCACACACCGGCAGGTTTTTTAAGCTGTATGCCGTGGCTGATGCTGTGATCAGCACTGCCACAGTTCAGAACGCAACCGGTAACGCTTTTACGTCGGTTCCACTTGGCAAGGGCGATTTTATCGAAGGCGTGTTCACAAGCGTCACGCTGGCTAGCGGCAAAATCATCGCTTACAGGATCTGATGGCTTACGTTCTCCCCGGTGGCGGTGATGCTGTTGCCCGCGACGGGCTCGAGATCCCTACGCATGATTGCATTGTCAATACATACGACGGCGCGAACAACTTGCTGACTGCAACGTACAAACGTGGCGGCACAAGCGGCAAAACCGTAGCAGTGCTGACAATGACCTACGACGGCAACAATAATCTGCTTACCGTTGTTCGGAGCTGAGCAATGGCCTTTAAGCTCAATCCGTTCACAAGTGGTCTTGATACAGTCCGCAACCAAATGCTGTGGGGATCGTTTTACGACACGACTCAGCAGATTGCAGCGGCTGCCAACACTGCCTATTCAGTTGGCATCAATTCAACGGATGCTGATAGCCGTGGGATAAGCATTGTTTCTGGCTCACGAGTCACCTTTTCTAGGGCAGGCGTTTACAGCGTCACTTACTCTGTCCAGTTTGTGAACACAAGCAGCTCGATTCACGACATCAATATCTGGCTGCGCAAGAACAATGAAGGTGACGCTGGCAACGTGCCGGCTAGCGACAGCAAGTTCAGCATCATTGCAAGGCATGGCAGCGTTGATGGCCACGTTATTGGTTGCGTGAACTATGTTCTAAAACTTGCCGCTAATGATTACTTGGAATTGATCTGGTCTACCACAGACGTAGCCGCTAGCATCCAATCGCTTCCATCCTCGCCATCGGGACCAGCTCATCCTTCCATTCCTGGCATTATCCTTACAGCAGTGCAGGTTGCCTGATGGCACTAGCTAGTCCGCTACGCAAGGTTGCCAGCAAGCTGATGGCACGCTTTGGCGGTGTTGCAACTATCCGTCGCGTCGCAACTGGCAGCTACGACCCCGCAACGGGCACCATTGCCGAGACCAATACAGATACGACCGTTCGGGGCGTGCTAGAAGATGTCAATATCCGCGAAGTGAATGAGTTGGTGCAGGCTGGCGATAAGCGGCTGATCATTGCAGCCGCGGATCTGAGCACAGCGCCGACCACGGTTGACAAAGTGCTGATCAACAGCGTGGTGCATCAGGTCATCCGTGTCCAAACGATCGAGCAGGACAACACCGCGATCACCTACGAGCTAATCCTAAGAGCATGAGCAACCTGCCCATCCGCGATATTGGCAAATATATGGGCGGCCAGCTTGAAACACTGCTGCGCGTAACGGTGCTGGAAACTGACAGCAGGCTTAAGCAAGCCAGCCCGGTTGACACTGGCAGGTTCCGCGCCAGTTGGCAGGTTGGTGAAAATGCAGCGCCTGGAGGCATTGCGCCGGAAGGGCAGTTCGATACAGGTAAAACTTTCAAGACATCCAAACGCGGCAGGAGCACTCAAGAGGTGCTACCTATTCAAAGACTTGGCTACGGCCAAGAACGCGTAGGCAACTATTACAGCGTTCACAACAACCTGCCATATGCCGAGCCGCTGGCGCAAGGCCACAGCCCGCAGGCACCGGCAGGATGGGTGGACCGCACAGCCCGTGAGATGCAACGTTTCGTAGACCAGAACTGGGAGCGCATCAGGAGGCAAGGCTGATGGCTGCTGCGAACCTCAACACCATCCGCGCCACCATCGAGGCCCGGCTTGCCACCGAACTGGCGTTAGTGCCCGCAATCCCTGTGGTGTTCCATAACCAGCCTTATGTACCGACGCCCAATAGCTCATGGGTGCAGTGCCTGGTCAGCTTTGGCGCTAATGATTACCTGACCATGGGCGGCACAACCGGCAGCAGCAACAGCGTGATCGGTGTGGTGGCAATCAATATCTTCACACCTAAAGGCGTCGGACCTGGCGCTAACTTGACGATTGGAAAACGCATCCGGGACCTTTACAATAGAGCCATAGTCAGCGGCGTTCATTTTGACCCGCCGATCGGACCCGAGGTAGTGGCTGCGCCAGCACCGGAGGGTTTCTTCCAAACACAGGTCAGATTGACCTTTGAAACCTTCGAGGATCTCTAGCCATGGCTTTTTACCGAGGGCAGCAAGGCAGCGTCAAGTTCGACGATGCTGGTTCAACCGCTGCAACAATCACCAGCACCCGGTCGTGGTCGCTGACCGTTGAAAAGGAATCGCTTGACACCACTGCACTGGGCGCCACCTATCGCGCCAATGTCGGCGGACTGATTAGCGGTAGCGGCACTGTTGAAGTGCTGTATACCGCCAGTAGCAGCGACGAGACCAACGTGTTCATTGAGCACGTCAACACCGCAAGCGATGAGGGGCTTGCGTTGTTTGAACTGTTCCTGGACACCACCGGCACCAAGAAGATCAGCTTTGATGGCGTGATCACCTCTGCTGAATACTCGGCTACCGTGGGTGAAATCGAAGTCATTACCATGAACTTCGTCACCAACGGCGCCATCACCCTGGACATCTGATCATGGCTTTTTATCGCGGGCAACAAGGCACGGTCTTTTTTGACAAGGCTGGCAGTGGCGGCCTGTCCGAGATCGCTGCAGTGCGGTCTTGGAGCATGACCGTTGAGAAGGAGTCACTGGACGTGACCTCCCAGGGCGCCACTTACCGTGCCAACGTGGGTGGCCTGATCAGCGGATCGGGCACCATCGAGGTGATGTACGACGCCCCAGGCGCTGGCGACAAGCTGGACCTTATCAAGGATGCCAACCAGACCACCGACGAGGCCGACGCAGCGGTTGAGTTGTATCTGGATGAGACCGGCGGCAAAAAGATCACCGGCACCATCGTGGTGACAAGCTCTGAATATTCCGCTACTGTTGGCGAGCTTGAGATCGTTACGATTAACTTCGTCTCCAGCGGAACTCTCACCCTCAGCATCTAATGCCCGCCACGCAACGCCCGGTTGACTTGCTCGCCGGTGCATTTGACCTGAACCAGCGCCGTAAGTTCAGCATCAAGAACGATGCTGGCGATACGGTGCTGGACCTTTACTTTAAGCCGATCACCCGCGCCGATCGCAAACTTGCCACCACGATGGCAGGGTCCGATGAGGCGCTGGAAATCAGCACCTATATGCTGTGCCAGATTGCTGAGCTAGAAGACGGCAGCAAGGCATTTGCAGCGGCTGATGCGGCCAAACTGCAACGCGAGCTGCCCGAGCGCGTGCTGAACGAACTGGAGCTATTCTTGTTTGGCCTTGGCGGTGATGCTGGCCTTGAGGAAGCAAAAAAAGGCTAGGCCAGGACAGTTGGCTCTTTTTTGAGTTCTTCCTGGCTACTGAGCTTGGCATGACGGTCAGCCGGTTGCGGACTGAGCTGACCGATGCTGAGTTCGTCCATTTTGCGGCGTTTTACGAAATCAAAGGCGAACGCGAGAAAGAAGCGATGGACAAGGCTCGTCGTAGGTAAACTGACGCCATGGCAGTCTCGAACGTTGAGTTAAGGGTTGATGCGCGGCAGGCGGTTAATGCGCTGCGGGATGCCATGCGGGCATCTGCTCAAGCCGAGACTGCGACTCAAAAATTAAAGTCTGCTTTTGCAACTGCCGGACAGGTTCAATCTGTTTTCGGCGCAAAAGTAGCCAATACAGAAGCAGCAATCCGTCAGCAGATCGCTGCATTGCGAGAAGTCCAGAGCAAAGTTCAGATTGGTGGTGCACTATATCAAAAAGCTGGCAAGCAGATTGCAGAATATGAAGCTAGGTTGCAAGGCGCAAACCGCGCAACCAACGAAGCCGCTAGTGCCCTGGCAGGCCTCGCCATTGGTGCAGCGGCATTCAACGCGCAACGCATTGCAACATCATTTCTTGATGCAGCCAATGCTGCTAATGCAGCACAAAGCCGCATCAAATTAGTTAGCCAAGGCTTTGACGATTACCGCCTAGTCTTGCAGTCTGCTCAGAATGCAGCCGATACGTTTGGACTTTCGCAGACTCAAGCAGCCAATGCAGTTGCAGATATTTATACAAGATTGAGACCTGTTGGTTTCCAACTGAATGAAATCAACGCAATTTACGAAGGTTTTAACACTGCCGTCAAACTAAGCGGAGTTAGTGCCGATGCAGCTTCTGCTGCATTCTTGCAACTGTCGCAAGGCTTAGGCAGTGGCACGCTACAAGGCGATGAACTTAGATCTGTTCTTGAACAGATGCCAACGATTGCGCAGGCAATCGCAAAAGAGCTTGACATAAATGTTGGCAGCATCAAAAAGTTTGGCTCTGAAGGCAAGATTACGGCTGATGTTATTGTCAGAGCGCTCGACCGCGTGCGAACGGAAGGAGCGCAAAAATTAGCAGAGTCGCTGGACACTCCGCAGCAGAGAATTGTTGATTTGCAAAATGCTTTCGAAGATTTTAAGATTGAAGTGGCTAGCAGTGTGGCTCCTATTGTTACAGGAAGCATCAAGCAGATAACAGCAGCACTTAAAGAGGCGACACGATTTGTTGGTGACCTGAAATCTGGTTTTGAAGTTTTAGCTGGCGCTATGGGTGGCGTAAGCCTTGGCGTGTCGAACATCGACAGCGGACTTGGAGGGTTAATTGGAAGATTCAATGAAATGGGACGCAATAAAGGATTGGCTATGTTGCTTGATGTGATGACCCTTGGTGGCGCTTCAATCCTTGGCGGCGTCGCCAATATCGGCGCGCGCAAAAGAGGCGCCAAGGGGTACGACGCACCGGCTGGGCCGGAGGTGCCAATTCGTCTTTCGATGCAAGGGCGTGATTTTGGCGGCAGAGATACAAAAAAGGGCAAAGGCACTGCCAATAAAGCCGCCCGTGAAGCAGAGCGCGCGGCTGAGGCTGCCGCCAAGGAGCAGGCCCGCGTCGGTCAGGTCATCCGGGATCGGCTAGCCGAGGGGCAGATATTGCAGCTCAGGTCTACGTTGCAAGACAAGATTGCCGCTGCAGAGATGGCTGGTGACAAGCAACTTGTTGCGCGCTTACAAGGCCAACAAAAGGCGCTCGACATTCAATACCGCTACGCGCAGGAGTTGGCCAAGGAGAAAGACATCAGGGCGCAAGAAGCCATTATTTATGAAGGCAACACGGCGTTGGTAGCCAATCAGCGCGAAGTCCAGCGCGAGCTAAATGAACTGCAGCAAGAAAGTGCCGTCAACCAGATTGCTGCACTTGAAAGGCAAGTCAATTTGCAGGCTGAACTAACCGATGGGCAAAGGCAGCACAAGGAGTTGGCCGATGGCGTTGCTGTCACCATCGGTCAAGGCATGACATCAGCGTTCGATGCGCTGATTCAAGGCAGCGAGAGCTTTGGCGCTAGCTTGCGACGCATAGCATCAGGAGTGTTGGTTGATATTGCACAGCAATTGATTCAGATTTATATCATTAATAAAGCCATTAGTGCTATCGGCAACTTGTTTGGTCCTAAGGCTGGCGGGCTTTCGTATTCAGGCGTTAGCGGCAGTGCGCTGAGCACATCAATGCTGTCGGGTAATTTTACGTCAACGCCTTTTAGCACCATTGGCCTTGGCTTCCGCGCCAAGGGTGGCAGCGTCCGTGCCGGGCAGCCGTATGTGGTTGGCGAGCGTGGCCCTGAGCTGTTCATGCCAGGGCGTAGTGGCGGCATTGCACCGACTGGCAGCTTTGGCGGTGGTGTGAACGTGGTGGTCAATGTCGATGCAACTGGCAGTAAAGTGCAAGGCGATCAAGGGCAGGGCGGACAGCTTGGCCGTGCTGTTGCTGCTGCTGTGCAGGCAGAATTGATCAAACAGAAGCGCCCAGGAGGGATACTCGCCTAATGGCTACCTTTCCAGCGATCACGCCGTCGTATGGCGCGCAAAAGACCAGCCAACCCAAGGTGCGGAATGTGCAGTTTGGTGATGGCTATAGCCAACGGCTGCGGTATGGCTTGAACCAAGACCCGAAGCAATGGGACCTCACATGGCAGAACATTACCGAGGCCAATGCAGACACGATTGAGACATTCCTAGAATCGCGCGCTGGCGCAGAGGCATTCGACTGGACGCCACCTGATTCGGCCACCGCTTACAAGTGGATATGCCAGCAGTGGAGCAAGACCATTCCATATCTGAACCGGGCGACAATCACCGCGACCTTTGTGCAGGTGTTTGAACCATGAGCGAGATGTTTCAGGAGCTGCTCAGCTCCAACCCTTACGCGATTATCGAGCTGTTCGAGTTGCATCTTGACGCTTCGCTGCACGGCACGACTGAGATCGTTTACTTCCACCCTGGTGCCAATCAAGCTACACCAACAGGAAACATCATCTGGAAAGGCAAGCCATACCAAGCACTGCCGATCGAGGTCGAGGGCTTTGAGTATAACGGCACTGGTCAGCTCCCACGGCCGAAGGTGCGCGTCTCAAACCTTCTCGGCAATATCTCAGCGCTGCTGCTGAGCGTCAACGAGTTCACGATTGGCAATGACCTGACAGGCGCGAAGGTGATCAGGATCCGCACGCTGAGCAGGTTTCTTGACCCTGTTAACTTCACTGGCGGCGTCAACCCCTATGGCGTACCGGCTGACGAGGAGATGCCACGCGAGATCTATTACATCGACCGCAAGTCAGTCGAGAACAGGGATGTTGTTGAGTTTGAGCTGGCGGCTGTGTTCGACCTTGCTGGCGTGCGTGCACCAAAACGGCAGGTGATCGCAAACATTTGCCAATGGAAATATCGCAGCGCTGAATGCGGCTACACAGGCACCAACTACTTTGATGAGTACGACAACGCCTTAGGGGCCACGCCTGCAACCAATTTCAACTCAACCGCATTTGGCGCTCAGCTCAACGTCAACGAGACACTGAATGAAGGCGACGCAATCGTTTCGTCGAACGGCTGGTATCGGGCACTCATGCAGGCCGATGGCAACTTCGTGGTCTACAACAAGGCGAACGTGCCTGTCTGGCAAACTGGAACGAACCGTGGTGACGGCACTTGGCGGATCACAATGCAGGCCGATGGCAACCTTGTCATCTACAACGGCAGCAGCGCGATCTGGGCCAGCAACACGGTAGGCACCGCTTCACCAACGGGTTTGGCATTCCTTGGCTGGTATCCAACCGATGGTCAGACCGGCCGCTCTGGTGGCTTTGGTTGGGAGTGCGTCGGATCATCGCCTGCTAGCGCAGGACTGACCAACACGCAGACAGAAACGTTCACGGTCAGCGGTCGCACAATCACGGTTCAGTTCACCTTCACATCTGCTGCGCTGCCTGTTGACCATTACACAGGCGAGTCGTTTGCATGGAATATCATCAGCAGCCAGTCGATCAGCAGCTCAACAGGTAGCTATTACCAGGGCGAGGTGGTCAACCTGCCCAAGACCCTGAGCAGCGGCAACCCATTCAGAAATAATCACCCAACTCTGGGCACATTGACGGAGGCAGGCCCGCAGTATGAGATCACAGGCGTCAGCGGCAACAGCAACAACCGGCTAAGCATCACGACGACCGGTCAGCTCATTGTGTACACAGGCGCCAACACCCCGCTCTGGACATCCAGTTACGCCAGCGCTGTTGAGCCTCTGGTGCAGACCGGCACCGTTGACCCGTTGCGTGATGTATGCGGCAAGCGGATCAGCTCATGCAGGAAACGCTTTGGTGAGTTCAACGACTTACCCTTTGGATCATTCCCAAGCGCTGGTACCTTCTACGGATGACACACTGGAAGCACTACGCGCTGGAACATGCGCTCAAGGATGCACCACGCGAGGCGTGCGGGTTGGTCGTCGTCATCAAAGGCCGCGAGCAGTATTGGCCATGCAAGAACCTGGCACCCGCTAAAGACTTCTTCATCCTTGACCCTGACGATTACGCCGCTGCAGAGGACGCTGGCGAGGTGATCGCCGTGTTCCACAGCCACCCGCAGACACCTGCGCAGCCAAGCCAAGCCGACCGCATGGCCTGCGAAAAGTCTGGACTGGTCTGGCACATCTGCAACCCTGGCACTGAGATGTGGTGCAAGATCGAGCCAGAGGGTTACCAGGCGCCGCTGATCGGGCGGGAATGGGTGTGGGGCGTGAGCGACTGCTGGACGCTGGTGCGGGACTGGTACAAAGAGGAGATGACGCTCGACCTGCCGGATTGGGAGCGACCTGCGTCACTGCTTGAGTTTCATAATGCCCCGATGTTTGAGCGGTGCTTCGCTGAGGCAGGCTTTGAAGACCATGGCATCAATGAGCCTGAGTATGGCGACGCGATCCTGATGCAGCTTGATGGGTCGCCCGGCTTGAACCATGTGGCCGTGTATGTGGGAGAGCAGCGCATCCTGCATCATTTGCGTGGGCGGCTCAGTAGCCGTGACATCTGGGGTGGCTACTATCAGAAGAGCACAGGCTTGATCGTCAGGCACAGGAGCAGGTGTTGAGATGTTCCGCGTCATCAAGGTTTACGGCAAGCTGGCAAAGCATCTAGGGCAGCGCAGTTTTAAGGCTGCTGTGAAAACCCCGGCCGAGGCGATCCGGTTCCTGCTTGCCAACTTCCCTGACCTGCGCGGTGTGCTGTCAGAGGGCGATTACAAGGTCACCGTGGGCCGCAATCAGCTTGATCTGGTCGATCATCCAGAGCATTTGCACTTCCCTGTCGCCAGCCAGGAGCCGATCAGGATTGTCCCGGTGATCGCTGGCGCCGAGGGCGTTGGGCAGATCTTGGCGGGTGTTGCGCTGGTGGCATTCTCGCTGCTGTTCGCGCCTGGTGCTGCGCTGGCTGGCGGCCTGTTCACGCTTGGCCCTCAGGCCGTGTCGATCGGCGTGGGCATCGGCGCCAGCTTGATATTGGGGGGCGTCGCTCAAATGCTGACCCCTACGCCAACAATCCAACAGGGCACCGACGGCGACAACGACCCGCGCAAGTCGTACAGCTTCAGCGGCATTCAGAACGTCTCGCGTCAGGGCGTGCCTGTGCCGATTATTTACGGCGAAGTGTTCACTGGAAGTATTGTCGTTTCGGCTGGCATCAACACTGAAGAGGTCACGTCATGACGAAGCGTTTAATCGCTGGTGCTGGCGGCGGTGGTGGTGGTGGCAAAGGCGGTGGTGGCGGTGGTGGCGGTAGTGCAAATGTCACCAAGGACAACCTTGATTCACGGCAGGTAGCGCGGATCATCGACCTTCTTTGTGAAGGTGAGATTCAAGGGTTTCCATCGGCAAGTGGTTACACGCTTGGCACGACGGAATACAACATTGCGATGTTGAAGGATGTCTATCTCAACAACACGCCAATCCTTCGCTCGGCTGCCAACCCGTCCGCCGTTCAGGCTTCTGATTACAACTTCGACACAACTGGCGGCGTCTTTGAGTTTCGCACCGGCACACAGAA